TGTATTTGCTTTAACGTCGTGGAAGCCTTTAATCTTCTTCATTCCGTTATTCTTATCAGTAAAATTTTCGCCTTTAACTGGAGTCATTCCCAATTTAGCGTCTGCTTTTTTAATCTTTGCTGAATTAGAGATGTGTAAATCGTCGTATGCAGTTGGATCTTTTGATAATTTCTTTGTAGCAGTTGCAACCGCTTTTGCGTAAGCTGCATTTGTAATTTCTCCGCCCTTTAGCAATTCGGCTTCAGCGCCTCTTTTTAAAGTGTACGGATGTATGTTGTCTTGAGCACTCGCTTCTTTAACGATACTCTTGTTTTTAAGTATCTTAATAGCGTCGTCGTAAGAAGTCATGTTTGTAATGAAAGGTAACTGTTGGTCCCTTCTAACTTCGTACAAGAATTTCTCCTTGCTGATTTCTCCTGCTCTGTGTTTCTTGAATAAGATTGCTGTTGTCATGCTTATAAATATTATGATCTGCCTTGTCCGCGATATGCTTTTGGTCTTGGGCTGTTTTTGTTATAACTTTTTTTACCTCCAGGTTGCCCTGATTTTCTCTTACCAAACGTTAGCTTCTCGCTGTTTGACGTCTTTAATTTTGCCATGTTACTTTAAACTTTTAACCTTTTTGTAAATTTCAACTAGTTGCTTTTCTAGCTTATTCACAACCTTACCAGTTCTTGGACTATAATCCTCTTCCAATTCCATTCTCATGTTGGTAGAGTACTCCATTAACCTGTTTATTTCGTGTAACTTTTTGTTTATTAATTTTAACGCCTCGTGTAAAGCGTCTTTGTTAGGTCTTGTTGCGGCTTCTCTTTTAAACTTGTTGTACGTTAGAGCCTCATTTACCGGTGCAGCACTAGTATCGGCTTGTTTTTTGATATATCTTTTGGACACGTCGTCAAAAGTCCAATCGTTTTCGCTAAAGTTCTCGTAGTGTTGCGCTTGTTGGTATTCCATTGGAGACAAAGAATCCTTAGAGGTATCGACAGGTTGTAGAGTGCCCTCTTCCATGTCTTCAAACATCTGCTTGTATTGGAATCCGCCTTTAGATGGTCTGTTTGGAATAGATGGTGCAGGTTTCCATCCCCATTTTTTTTGAGTGTATACCTTTGCTTTACCTGCAGCTAATTTTGGTTCTACGTCTTTTACCTCGTTTTTCTTTTTGAAAGCTTTCTTAGTAGCGTACTGCATACCGTCTCCAGCTTTGAAAGTAGCAGCGGTATTTGCAGGAGCATTTCCTCCAGTTACGCTATCTTCGTTTCTTAGTCTTTGAGTGGCAAGTTGATTATTGAAAGGTTTCTTCATTATTTAGAGACTCTTTTTAACTCGTCGATTAATTCGTAATATTGTAATAATCCGGTAATTGTTTCGTCTTTAATGGCGATACCTTCTTTCAATGGTTTTATGAATTTTATAACCTCTTGAGTTTTAATCTTGGTAACTTTGTCTTGTACCTTTTCTGTTTGCTCTATAAGTTCCTGTTTAATTTCCTTTAACTTTGCGTTTAAGAACTTTCTTAAATTAGCAGAGTCTGAAATGCTTGCAACGTATTCTTTTAAAACGCCTTTTTGTCTTTCCGAAAGGCCTTGGTATTTTTTATTGAATTTTTCAACCAGTAATTTATAGGTTAAAATCCTGATCTCTTTGTCTTCGTTCATTAACTCTTCAACCATTGATTGAGGAGCTTGCATGTCCTTGATAGAATCTTGAGTGATGTGCTCTAATAGATTGATCTTGTTTAAAACGATCTGCTTTGTGTCAGAATTTGTACTGCTTTGAGATTCGAATATTGTATATACAGAAGCATAAGGTTTGTAATTCTCTATCTTAGCTTTAAAAAAGTCTTCTAGGTTATAGGTTTTCTTAATTTCTTTGATTAGGTTGTACTTTGCTTTGCTGAGTGTGTCTGGGCTTAATTTCTTATATTGTTCTAAAATGGTAGATATAAGAATCTCCGCCTTAGCTTCTGAAAGTTTTGGGCTCGTTACGAATGCACTGTAAAGACTATACTCTTTTCCCAATTCTGTATTGGTAAAGTGCTTTTTAAGTATTTTGACAGCTTTAGAGTCCTGATTGTTCAAAAGGTCTGAAGTTGTCTGTCTTACTAAAAGTTCAAATAAAATACCGGTGTTACGATATTTCGAATGTTTAATTGCCATAGCTATTTTGATCGGCTTGCTAATAAATATCTAAATATTCTAATCTAGATTGTCAATAATGTTGTCTTCGCTCAATAGGTCAGATTGCTCAAAAAGTTGAGTTTTTCTAGCGTTTTCCTTTTGGAACATCTTTTCTATTGAATTTTTGTTCTGAAAGTAGATCGCTTTAGTGCTTTCCATGTTCAAAGCTCCACCTTTAAAACTGACTCCGGTCTTATCTTCTTTGGTTTCTGCATTTTGAGTATTCATATCGTAAACTCCGCTTCTGCCAAATGGAGATTCGTCAGTTCCGTATATAGATTTGTACTTTTGAGGTCTTCCAGGAACCTTCATAGGCTCTTTAGGATCTGTCTCGTCGTAGCCTCTAGGAACTTCTAATGATCCGTCAGCTTTGCCTCCGTAAAGACTGGCAATCTGATGAGGAGTACCAAATGCTTGGCCTGTTTCAGCTGGATCGTTGCCTTCCTCGGCGATTTGTTTGTATCTAAATTTACGCTTTTGATCTTCAACAATAAGGTCATCAAGCTCATTAAATTCGTCCTCAGAGATATTAAATACGTTCTTCCATATATAATCTCGTGGTAAAGAAGAGTTTTCCATTGCTTGATTTGCAAGGTCAATCTTCTCTTTCATCATAGCAATTCTCTCTTGCTCGTATATAATAGAAGGATTTGTCAAGTGAATATCGAAGTTGGTTATAGACTCATTTGTGTAACCATGGGCGTACAAATGAACCAATGCAACTTTCTTTAATTCAGACGTTATAATTCTTTGGATTCTTTCGATTGTTCTAGCAAAACGAATGTCTTCAGCGGCTAGAGTTGCTTTACCAGTTAAGTCCTTTTCGTATCCCATGAATGCTTTAGGGATCTTTAACGCAGCAAATAATTTCTCTCTAAAGTATTGAACGTCTTCGATAGCGTTGTACTCAAGACCTTTTGCTGTATCAATTCTAGTAGATTGATCGTTGCCTCTAACTGGAATAAAGAAGTCTTCCAATAAGTTTTGTTGATTGAACTTCACGTTGTATTGCCCAGTTTGAGCGTCGATAAGAGAAGTCTTCTTCATCTTACCAATCATACGTTGAATGTAGTTCTCAACCTCGTTTGGTGGGATGGCTCCCACGTTAACGTAAAACGTTCTTCTTTCTGGGGCACGAGTAATTCTATGAATCAACATCGCGTCTTCGATCAAAGTGTATTGTTTGAATAGTTTTCTTGCTGGTTCTAAGTAAGATCTACCGTAAGGTAAATAGTTTACGTCGCCTAAAAATCTAAAGTGAGCCATTTCGTACAAATCAAACCAAATTCCTGGATCTTGATTGTTGTAGGCCGAAGTGTATCCTGTCGTAGAACTCATAGCTGCGTTAGGATCAAATTTGAATCTTACCTCGTTTGGATTTTTAGGATTAAAACCTTCCTGTCTAACGATATTGTAAGCAGAAAATGGAATTACGTTGTAAACTCCGTACTTTTCTGCGATCTCTAATTTTAAATAGAAATCACCGTACTTACACATGTTTCTAATCCAAGACCATAGATTAAATTCTATGTTCATTACAGAGTAGAACAGGTTTTCTAATAAGTTTTGAATGTTTTCGTCTGCAGAAGTAATGTGTAGTACTTGACCTTGATCGTTCTTTAAAGTACACTCGTCTGCAATAATATCCAACGCAGAAGCAATGATAGCATCTGTATCCATTGCATCGTAATCAGCGTAGATTTGTACACGAGCTGATTGATAGTTTTGTGCTAGATTTAAGTTAACGCCGTAAGCCGTAGAGGTAGTGTATACTTTGTGGAATCTATCGATTAACGAGTTAGTTTGAATCACACCAGAAGTCTGAATGTGCTCGGTATCTATTACGCTTAAGTTCTTTCCTCCAGAATCTCTGATAATGACATCAGTAGAGAATAGTCTTCTTAGCGCCGAAAATAGGTTGTCTTGTTTGTTCTCTGCCATATTATATTATTATAAAAGCCAAGTTAAATCTTGTTGTTCTTTTCCCATAGGCGTTGCAATCTCTTGCTGCCATGGATTTTGACCGTAATTAGTATAAGATTGATACATCGGGCTGTCGTCTCCTACTTTTGTGTACGCATTTAAAGTAGCGTGAGTTAAGCTTTCTGCAGTCCTTCTAAATCTCAAAGAAGTCTCTCTCAAATACATAGCGATCGCGAAAGCCATTACCAAGTCATCGTTGTACCCTGACATGGCCTGTTGCTTACCGTTCTTCCATATAAATACGCGAAGCTCCTCTAATAATCTAATCGATCTTATAACTACCGTTTTTGTTTCAATAAAATCTCTCATCTTTTCTAGTACAGAAGGTCTAACCTTGGTACTCATGGTGAACCCGGGTATCAAAGTAGAATTTCCGTAGTGCACTTGTAAATAGCTGTTTAGGTCCGCGTTACTGTCAGATCTGTGGCTAAAGTGTATATTGGAATAGCCACTCTCTACCACGCCTTGAACCACGTCCCAACCTATATTTGCGTTTTCAATTACTAATAAGGCTTGATTGTATCTGGTTGCTATTGCTATCAACTCGTTGGCAAACACCCTGGTATCTGTCTGGGCTTTAAATTCAGCTACTTGTGTTAATGTCTCTGTATCTATAACGTGATAAGCAGAGTAGTCCATTGCGTCTCCCCTCGCTACGTCAGCTACCACCATATAGTACGTGGTGGGCTTGGGATATTCCCAAATCCAAAGTGCTTTTTCCTGGCCTTCTCTATTGATTGGCTCGGATATCATATTGGCCTCGTACCAAGTTAAAATTTCTGGAGGAATTACGGTATTACCTGATGTTGCGAAGTCACAATCGCACTCTTGGGCTGCCATTCTAGCGCCCAAATCAGTGTCTTGCTTGTCTCTCCAATCTTGCGCTCTTTCAGGGTGAACACTCCAAGGTAACGAAATAGGTAAAAAACTATTCTTTTGTAATTGCGCTTCTGTGTAAGATTTGTGGAACCAGTTACCAACACCGTTAGGAGTGGATAAAGCTATGCATCCACCGCCTGTCGCCAAGGTCATCTTAGCAGCTGTGTAGATGGTTTCAATATTATCGATA